GTAGCAAGACCTATTTGATGATACCCTCTTTCATTTACATGAGAAATGATATTTCCAAAATATCGTTGACCAGTATTCTCATCTTCATCAAGAGAACGTAAAAACATAGCTTGAGGATAAGCGGTGGAAACACACATGAAATAAAATGGTTTACCGGTTAGCAAATGATATACAGTATCTTGATACTTATATCCATATCCGCGATAATAAGATGGACCAAATAAATTAAGACTACGACCTATAATTTTGAGATCGTATACTCTACTTTCATCATCAATATCAATGAGCGCTTTAAGCGTCATTTCTACTTCTTTCTTCTTGTATATGATACGTACATCTCCAACATATGCTACTTGACGACCTGAATCCTCAAGAATTTTACCATAATTATCTTTGATATATTTCGACAGGTCTTCAGCTACATCAAGTTTGTCTTGACTTACTATTATTTTACCATCAGCTAATAACAGGAAATTATAATAGTCCAAACCGTCTTGTGTTCCTTTATTGGAACCCGAATTAAAATGTTTGACAATAGTATCTTTTCCCCAGTTCATGTTCCATTGGAATTTATCACGAGCAAGCATAATAGTAGCTTCTTCCATGTAATCAGGAATTTCAGAATTATCAACAAAAGCTTGTTGTTTCTGAATATTAAATACTTCCTCAATCATAGCTTTCATGGTATCGCTAACGGATGTCTCCCCCCCAACAAAATAATCTTCCTTGAATGTACCGGCAATAATAGAATCAACCAAACTTCCAAGCTCCATGCCTTTATTTTGATCGTATTCTTTATCAACTTTTGATGGATCATCAAATACATCTTTGAGTGTTGACTGACGTACTGCGGGAATTGCTTTATATGCTTCCATTGTAATATCAGTCACGCGATACCGGTTGCTAACAATAACTTCTACACTTTCACCATCTTCATCTGAGTAAGTAAGTGAAAGCATTGGAAGATGCTCTTTTTTGATATCAAGATGTTCAAATGGATTTTTGTATTCTTCAGGGTTAAGACCTGATAGCAGTTCTGTATTCATGTCGTAAATCTTTATAAAATTGAAAAATAAATGCTCGTTGTGTGAGCTTTTTAACAGGTACAAATAATGGACCTGATCCCGGCTGACTTACAAATTCAAATGAGTCATCGGGTATAATTGGATCAATACTTTTTCCTGTTACAGGATGGTTTGTTTCAAATAAACAGTCTTCAAAATATTTATAATAAAACCAATAATTTGAAGCGTCTTGAGTATTTTGATCAAGTGTTGTTTTCATGATGGTTACAACTCGTATTGGAACATCACCATGCATTTTTTCAAGAGTCCGTACAAATGGTCGATAGAAATCTTTAAGATAAGCTACAAGAGCATTTCTTCGATACGGATGGTAATTTCCGGAACTGAAATCATTACCGCTATACCCTTCATACTTTGGAGTGCCCTGAGATCGGGTATTTGCAACAACTTTATTGTTATTACCATCTCTGAGGTATCCTTTATTTACTGAATAGATACCGGCTTTTAATTTTTGTTGATGTTTTTTTGGAAGCGGTCTTGGCTTCCATATTTTTTCACCCTTTACTTTGCTGTACTTTAATCTAAAGTATCGCTTGTTCCTGCTTTTTGTAACAGGCATCCGAAGCGGGTATTTCGGAACTTCTAATTCTTGAATAAATTCAAGATCTATAAATGGATTTATGGATTGTTTTTTTTGCATGTAAAATTCCTTTTACTTTTACCAAGTCACTGATATCTTTTGCCTCATCGAGGAAAATGATATTCAGGTCATACTTTTCTTTTAAAAATTTAGCATTTTCTCTTCCTGCCTTATCGTTGTCATAAAGTACATGGATCGTTGAAAATCGTTGTTTTAATGAATCAATAATGTAATCGTAAAATACAAAACTCTCTCCCTGTGGAGCTATTGTTGGAAATCCTAATTTGTCAATGACCATCACATCTTTGAGTGATTTGGTAATAACAAGATGATTTCCTCTATCAGGGATCTGCACCCAACCTTGAATGCGATTAGTGTTTGTCAAGAATCGTTTTTTGGTGGAGGTATAGAAATAGAGTTTCCATTTATGATTACCTTTTTCATCGGTTCCAAAATAATAACCAATAGTCGGAGTTGATTTCGTGTATTGAGCAACATGACGATTATTCATCCATGCATTTCTAATGCTATACACGTTGTATTTATTACAAAGCTCTCTGGTTATACCATATTGAGAAAGATATTTTTGATCAAAAGTTGTGAACTCTTGAGTAGTTACAATTCGCGGTTTGGTTCTTTTTACATATTCTGATTGTTTGAACTCAGTAATAACCGGTTGTTGAACTTCAAACAAATTCATGTCTTCATGAATCTTATTGAGAGCTGAAGTAAAAGATATGTCGAACATATCCATAACAAATTTAAAACACTTCCAAGAATCACCTGTTGAAAAATCTTTTAATACCCAATCATTTCCAAGTTTTGCAAAACTACATGATGGATTAGAATCACTTCTAAACGGTGACCGTATTTTATAATTTTCAGAAATGGATGCTCCCAGATAATGCTCAAAGATCTGTTTTTGAGAGACTTGGCGTAAAACAGATTCAGGTGTCAACTGTTTATTAAATCCGTCGATTGTCATAATAAAAGAGGGGGTTTGTTACCCCCTCATAATAACAATGAGATGACTATTTAAAAAGGTAATTCATCATCTTTAAAGCTATCACCTTTTTTTGCTTTGCCGGGTTGTTCATCAACCGTTTCAAAAACTTGATCAGGATCAATACTATATTCTTGAAGCTTGAGTGAGTTTTGAAACTCAAGGTTAAAGCTATATCCGCTTTTCTCAGAGCTTTCTTTTTGCTTTTTGAGATAGCTATTAAACATGCGAACGTTTTTGGCGTTACCGCGTCCGAACTTACCTTTGTAAACTCCCTGATATTGACCATTCTGAATAATCAAAAGCACATCTATTTTGTTGTTAGACATGCGTGTATTGATGTATTCAAAAATATCACCAAACTCAATAGGTTCTCCCTTATTGAATGTTTTGCGATAATCATGATTGAATGATGCATTAGCATCTGCGTTACCCCACATTCTCATGAAATTATCAAGAGCTTCTTCATCAGGATATGCTTTACGTTCTCCTTTATCGGAAAACCAATCATATTTATTTGATGCTTCTTCAACAGACCATGCAAACTGACCTTTTTCATTTTTCCACTGAAACTTCTCACTCTTTGATTTGCGAGGTTTATCAGTAAGAAAGAATGAAATTTTCGTGAATGTAGGTGTATCAGTAGGTAACTGAACCCATACATCATGTCGAACACGAGCATTGCCTTCATCATCCTGATCAGCATATACCGGTTCTTTGTTCATCGGAATACCGAGTTTTTCAGCTTCCGTCATTGTTGGATTCAAAGCTACTACATCACATTTTGCAAGACCTGTATAAAGTTTTACGTCGTCTTGTAGTACTTCTTTATCGTCATTAAAACCTTCCATAGAATTCAATTATGTTAAATTTGAAAAAAAAATACCGGTACAAGTATTATACCTGTACCGGCTTGTTGATTACTCTTCGTCGCCTGTAAGAATCTCGTCTTCTACATTGAGATCTTCATCGTCCTCAGACTCATCTTCTTCGTACAAACCCGATTCTTCAACAGGTTTAACAACGAACATTTCGTAATCTTCGTGTTCTCCGGCAGCTTCAAGTTTCATTTCAACAGTTTTGATACCGGCGTTGTCGAGTGCTTTTCTCAGCATTCGATTCGTAACACGACGACCTTTGTTTTCAGCGCCTTCTTTCTTTTTCAGAAAGATTGAATCCTCTTCAGGAGCAAGACCGATAAACACAGGATCGCTTGGATTTGGACTGTTGAATAGTGTCATTCCTTTGTCTTCGAGATTGTTTTCCTCAAAGAAGCCGGTTCCGACAGCAAACTGATTGTTCTTCTTGAAATACTTCAGATCGTAATTTGAAGTTCCACCACGAGGGTTTGATGTTTCTACTTTTTTGAGAGCATCGAAATTGTAGCCCATAATAATAAGAGAGTTTTGTGTGTTTTAAGTATAATTTACGAGTTGTAATACTCGTCCATTTTTTTCAATACATTCTTGAAGTTGTTGTCGATAAGCATATCGTCAAACATTCCTTGCGGAGATTTTGCGATATAATACCCATCGGTATTTGTGAGAAATTTGTATGTACTTGGCTTTCCCGGACCTTTATGTTCCACATGTGTATGGAGAACCACGGTAAATAACCCTTCAAGAGTTACCTTTTCATCCAACATTTTCCCAATCGTCTTCATCTTCGTACCATCTTTTGTCTCTTCACTGTGAGACAAATAGATAATAGTCAGATCATCACGAAGACTTTTAAGAAATCTTGGAGACATGATATCATACATATGCTTTGCCATCATGGTAAATTTATCATATCCTTTTTCCAAGGCTTTTTCGACAAACTCATCTGCCATGATATATTGAGCATCATCTACAACAATAACTTTTACATGTGTTGCCTTTTCAGATATAGTAATGATGAACTGCTCAATTTTTTCCGACTCAATTATAGATGCATAATTTTTCTTGTCGGCATTATACATCTTGCGTGAACCTCTAAATGGAAGGTCTTTATTCGCGCAATTTATGAAGTATGTTTCATTCGGATCAAGGAACTGAGTAGCGTGTGTTTTGCCTGTTCCAGTTAGTCCAATTGTAAGTAATCCTCTTGCCATAAAGTATTATTTTTATTGATTAGAAAGGATGAATAATATACAAAAGTTACCCCTGTTTCACTAATTCTTTCCATTCTTTTTTTGAGTATTCTTCCACTTGATAATTCTGAAATTGCTTCTTGTATGTTATCCATCCGAGACTTCCATCACGGTTTTTAACAATGTGTAAAAAAGCTTTTCCTTCAAATATTTTGCGAGGAATACCCATATAAGAACCAAGACCCTGATACATATCAGGAGACTGGATAATCATAGCAACATTGGCATACTGTTGTACAGAATCAGCACCAAAGAAATCAGATCCTTGAGGAACTGGTCCAAGGTTTGTTATTCTGTTAGTATTTTCAATGTTACGATTAAGCTGGGAAAGAATTATTGATGATATACCATAGTCTATTTTAAGACCATGAGACATAGAGAATAATTTAGTAATGCGTTTTTCTTCATCTCTTTCGTTAGATGAAGTAATTAACCTTGAATGATCAAATACATTGATAAGCTTGATCTTCGGATTTTTCTTTTTTTCTGCAATGTAAATTTTCTTTGTTGCATTTTCTATGAACTCAGCGCTTCGTGGAGAGTTATTAAAATAAAGAGGATAACTTGAAAACAAGTCTTTCATAGATCGAATTTTAGCCATTTCTTCAACTGCAATACGGTGTTCCGCACTTCGCAAATCATCCATAGTGTAGCCTTGTTTAGCTGAAATCTCTCTAAAAACTTGTTGCCAGTTTGGCATCTCAAAGTTCCAGTACAAGATCATAAAATCTTGATCATCATTACAATCACATATATTAAACAATATGCGATTACAAATAGTTGATTTACCTGTTCCCGGTCTTCCTCCTATTACATAAATCGTCGATTCATGCACCCCACCACCAAGACCTTTTGTTAATCGTGGAAATCCAACATGGAGAGGTTTAATTTCCCCTCTTCGATATGCATCAATTCGATTGACAGCACTATCGTAAGCATCAGATATATGAGTAAACTGATATGTTTCTAACTCATAATTCGTCTGATCCAAGAAATCCTGATTTTTCTTGATACTTTTCTTTGAGTTTTCTTGTTTCTTTCCATTGCTCACTGGTCAAATAATTTTCAATGTTCATATTAATTTGATTGTTTTCTTTTGCCCATTCGAGCATTCCCATCAATTCAGCGAACGCCTGTTTTGTCCTGACAATTTTCAAAAACCTATTTTCAAGTTTTTCTTTATCTGTCACTTTTAATGGTATAGAAGGACCGCTATGGTGGGTGAAGTTATCAATGTGTGACGGGTAACTATCCCAAAACTGCTCAAATTCAGTATCTGTGGCAAATAGTGAATCAATGAACTTATCAGTAAGTTTAAGCATATCAGGAGATTTGCTATTACCATGACGTTCAACAAATCCACGTTTAATAAGCACATCAAGATCTTCATTAGACCAAGCAGGTTCATCAAATTCTTTATTGCAATAATCTATAAAGCGATACATATTTGCAATAGGGTTTGATTGCTCTGCTCTTTTTTTATCAATGTACTTAAATCTGCCATCAGGAAGACGTTTTACTCCATCTGTGTAGAGCAAATAACACAAGAGAAACTGACGTTCTGTAATCTTGTGATCAATTAGAAAGCTTACATACTTTCCGGGGTGTTCTATCATATTAGTTATTAAATTACGTGACAAATTTCTGTGTCAACGCATCTTCGATCTCGGATATTGAATGTACCATTTGAATATTACCTACTCCATCGAGTCGTGAGTTTAACCATTTCTCGTCAGGAGTGTCTTCAAGGTATAAGTGAAGGTCTATAGTCACCTTATCACCATACTTACGCGTACCGCGTCCTCTACGCTGTGTAGCTCTGCGATAAGAAGAATCTCCACTTATTGTAAGAAGGAAATCAATCATTTCAATATCAGCTCCTTCATCAATTGCCTGTGCTGTGTTAAGAGCATAGTATTTACCTTGTTCAAAATCTTTAATGATTTGATCAAGTTGACGCTTAGCTGATATTCGCTCATACTTTTTAAGATCAAGTTTTTTTGCTGATACCGGTAAACCGTTTACGATATACATCGCTCGTCCTTCTGTTTCAAGCTTTTCTCCGACTTGTTTACCAGTTTTCTTATCAATAATAAGTGTAGGTAATTTTGAGTGATATGCTGCTCTTCCTTCACTTTGTGAAAGCTGATTTGCTGTATAGGTCTTTTTACTAAACGTTACAATTTTCCTATCAGTAAAGTGACTTAGTATTTTGTCAGCCATAGCAACTTTGTTACTGGCTTCTTCAACAACTTCCCTTCGTTTTCCCATAAACCTAAAACCATTTGAAGCTGCTATTGCAACTCGGTCTTCAGTCCATCTAAGTTTTCGAGCTATACCTTTTCGGTATTTTGGATTTAATGCTCGTTTCATCATGTTAAAATCATGACCAAACTGTCCGAAGAATCGTACAAACTTACGATGATATTCATCATATTTTTGTTGTTCTTTCATTTGCAGTTTTAATGGCATGACCATAACAATGTAATCTGATATCCAGCCATTCTCATGACACTCTTCAACTGTAACAGTATCAACAACAGGAGATTTCCATTTGATGATATCATATTTAGGATCAGAAGTGTCAAGAGTAGCTGTTAATCCGAGAACGTATTGGTAAGATACGCGATCATATACTTTACCGAATTCCTCCGCTTTATACCGGTGGATTTCATCAAGTACAAGTAATGTCGCCTTTTCCGTAGTACGAATTAACGCCTGAATGGTCATTACTCTTACGTTCTCAAGTTCATGTTTTTTAAGATGTTTTTTCCATTGCTCAAGTAAAAAATTACTTGGAACAACTATTAATACATCTTGCGTTAGAAATTGCTTAAACATATGTCGAACAGCTAACATACCTACCATTGATTTACCATAACCAGTAGCTCCAACTATAGTTCCTTCATAACCAGCATCTTTCCAAGCAGTAAAATTTTCAACTTGTCGTGAAAATCGTTTTTTATCAAAACTTGAACCTATTGCATTGATTATTTTACTAATCGGTTTCATTTCTCATAATAATCGTTGTTGTCGGTGTTCAATTTCAATTGTTTCAATCAGCTTTCTCGCTGCTTTTCGATAAT